GACCTCACTACCACTTAGCCATGTTCGGGCTCTCCAACTGTCGTTTCGGAACGACACAGCTCACTAAACGCAAAACTCGGTGCTGTCCCGAGTGCGACTTCGTCCAGGAGGCATGGGGCCTCGGCAATGTGTACCTGGGCGAGCTCAACAACCAATCAGCGCAATACATCGCTGGTTACGTTTGCAAAAAAATGACAGGCAAAGCAGATATTCGGCTTGACGGACGTCATCCGGAGTTCGCAAGAATGTCACTCCGCCCTGGGATCGGGGCGGACTTCATACCAGAGGTAGCGTCCTCGCTAATGCAACATGAGATTGATACGGAAGATGTCCCTAATGTGTTGCGTCATGGGCGTGCTGTTTATCCTCTGGGACGTTATCTCAAAGGAAAATTGAGGGAACATTTAGGCCGTGCAAAGGAGGTTCCAGACTCAGTCAAAAGCAAAATGGATCAAGAGATGCAGCCTATGCGAGCGTATGCGTTCGCGAATTCGCTTCGTCTCAAAGATGTGGTCAAGGAGGCGTACCACGGTCAAACGCTTCAGGCAGAAAAGCGCTTTGCGCTGAAACGAAAAAGAGGATCAATATGAAACGTGGCAAATTTAGTCTCTCGAATTACAAGCTGTTGTCGGCAGACATGGGTGAGCTCATCCCGTGCGGTATCTGGGAAGTTCTCCCAGGTGATACTGTCCAGGCCGCTACTTCCGCCCTGTTGCGGGCGTCTCCGCTCTTGGCTCCTGTCATGCATCCGGTCGACGTACGCATCCACCATTGGTTCGTTCCTCACCGTCTGGTCTGGGAGGATTGGGAAAATTTCATCACTGGTGGTCCGGATGGTCTCGACGCCTCTGTATTTCCCACTATTACTATTGGCGGTGGCTCAGGCGCTGCTATCGGTAGCCTTGCTGATTATCTGGGCGTTCCGACCGGTGTAAACGACATCGTGGTTTCCGCTCTCCCGTTCCGGGGCTACTCCCTTATTTGGAATGAGTGGTATCGCGATCAGGACCTCCAAACCAAATTGACTATCGATAAGACATCAGGCGCAGACACAACTACAAACACCACATTGCAGAACATCGCCTGGGAAAAGGACTATTTCACTTCCGCTCGGCCGTGGGAGCAGAAGGGTGCTGGAATTACCATTCCGCTTGGTGATGAAGCTCCGGTGCTCGGGCTTGGCCGTGGGACGACTACGAAGGACGTGGGGTCTCAGGTCGTCTGGGATTCAACATCAGTCAACATCGCCGGCTCAAAAACCTATACCGACAAGTTCAATGGTGCCGCCAATCTTTACGCTGAGGCAGAACAAATGCCGTCTCAGTCTGGTGAGTACCGCATGAAAATCAGAGCGGACCTTTCTGAAGCGTCCGCAATCACGGTTACGGCACTCCGTGAGGCAATGGCACTTCAACGCTACGAGGAAGCTCGTGCAAGGTTCGGGTCACGCTATGTTGAGTATCTCCGTTATCTCGGCGTTCGTTCTTCCGACGCTCGTCTACAGCGCCCTGAGTACCTGGGCGGTGGCAGGGAGACCATTCAGTTCTCTGAAGTTCTTCAGACAGCAGAAGGCACCGATCCAGTCGGCGCCCTCAAAGGTCATGGTATCGCGGCTATGCGTTCCAACCGGTACAGGCGTTTCTTCGAAGAGCACGGTTACGTGTTTTCTTTCATCTCGGTGCGCCCTAAGACGATCTATGCCCAGGGCCTGCCCCGTCACTTCAATAGGCGTGTCAAAGAGGATTTCTGGCAGAAAGAGCTGCAGCACATTGGCCAGCAGGAAGTTCTCAATAAGGAAGTGTACGCGGCTCACGCTACGCCAGACGGGACGTTTGGCTACCAGGATAGGTACGACGAATATCGGCGTACCGAGTCAACTATCGCCGGAGGGTTCAGAGACAATCTGGATTTCTGGCATTTTGCCCGAATCTTCGGATCGACCCCTGCACTAAATGGCGATTTCGTCAAGTGCGTTCCTACCGAGCGCACTTTCGCCGTTCCATCGGAAGATGTGCTATGGATCATGACCAAACATTCAGTCCAGGCACGACGTCTCGTCGCCCAGACTGGCACTTCGTTCATCTACTAGGAGGTTAAAATGAAAAAGATCAAAGGCCTCGAGGTCGAGGCCAAGTCCTACAAGTCAAATCTCGGCCGTCTGGACGAGAAGGGCCGCGAGATTCTCGACGGCCGCCCTATGGAGCCCCCAGTGGGCTACAACCCCCAACCGTCGCTTATGGACAAAATCCGCAAGATGGTGCGGGACGCAGCTCTTCAGCGGGATCTGGAAAAGGCCGGTGTCGAGACATTCGATGAAGCCAATGATTTTGACGTAGGGGACGACTTCGACCCCAGCTCGCCCTGGGAGCAATACTACGAGCCAACTCCGTTTGAGGAGTTTATCGCTTCGAAGGAAGCGGCACAGAAGGAAGCGGCACAGAAGGCGGAGCCGCCCCGGGAGCCCCAAAGCGGAGGGGCGGCGCAGCCCCCAGCAGAAGGCACACCAAAGCCCGTGACGGGCTAGTTCACAGTACATACACTTGATATGTACTGTGTTAGGTGACACCAAAGAGGACAAAAACGATGGCAAGAGGAAGGTCCCAAAGGTCTTCAGGGCTGCGCGAAAACATCTCTTTCGCTAACCGGAGGTTGACAGCCTTAAACTTCACTACCAGACCGTTAACCTTCCTCCAAACCATCGAAGATCGTAGAGACTTCCACCCCGAGCAGGCCGCGAGGCCTGCTCGGTCTTTCTCTCGATCGGTCCATAGGCTGGCCGTTCCGTCTCGACGGACGGGCAGACTTCCAATAGGGGTCACCTTTGAGAATCCTACAAGGGTTCTCGTCTGCGTTCGACGCCAGTCCAGGCGGGAAGTTCTTTTCGCTGCTGGACGTACTGGCAAGGGCTCTGCCCTGGGCAAACGTCGACGCAATCACTATTCTGAAATTCAATGTTAGGAGGTTCATATGCCTTGGGCAGCAATCGCCAATGCAGTTGGCAGTCTTGCAGACAGTTTCTTCGACAGTCAGTCTGCGAAACAAAACATCAAGCTTCAAAAACAATTCGCTCAACAGGGTATTCAATGGAAGGTGGAGGATGCCAAGAAGGCCGGAATTCATCCTTTATATGCGTTGGGTGCGCAAACCCATTCTTTCGCTCCGGTCCAAACGGGCGGCGGCAATTTTTCGCAAATGGGCCAGTCCGTGGGTCGTGCGATTGACGCTTATCGGGATCGCGGTGAGCGCTTGGACGGTTTTACAAAAGCTTCTCAGTCTCTTCAGCTAGAAAATGGTAAGCTTCAAAATGACCTTCTCCGACAGCAACTTGCTTCAAATCAAGCAACGCTTAATCAGGCGGGAAATCCCCCGCCGGTTCCATCAGCTTCCAATCGTTATCTTATGCCTGGACAAGGTTCTACTGCCGGCGGTCTTGTTGACACCCAGCCTCTCAGGGTTACATCAGTGGATCCCACAGCAAAACACAACGAAGCGGGAGCATTCGGTGAGGTAGGTTGGGCTCGCACATCAACGGGTCTCGCTCCAGTTCAAAGTAAGGACAGCAAGGATAGGACAGAAGAAGATCTTCCAGCTTTGATGGGCTGGACAGTCCGCAATCGGCTTATGCCAATGCTCAATACCAAAGGGCTCACACCACCCGTTAAACTAAAGCCAGGTTACTACTGGCGCTGGAATCCCTGGCTTCAGGAATATCAACAAACGCCGGTTGTTCGGCGTGCAGCAACCCCATTCGGGTACAAGTGAGAGGAGGTGATTACAATGCGTGGTCGTAGAGGTCGTCGTTCCTATGGTCGTGGTCGTCGGGTGTTTTCCCGGCGCCGCGGTTCAGCAGGTCGTCGTCGGCGCTCAGCCGGTCCACTTCGCGTAGGGTTCAGGATGTAATGAAATGTTCATCCCCTTACGTTCATATGAGCCAGGCACACCCATGTGGTCAGTGCCTGGCTTGCCGCATCAACAAAAGGAGACAATGGTGTCACAGGATAATGCTGGAGAGTTTGCTGCATCCGCAGAACTCGTTTTTAACATTGACATACCAGGACGAACACCTGCCGATATCGAGCAGCGGTTTGCCGACCTTATCGCCGAAGCATTCAAGAAACTTTTTGAAGAGGCTGCGGAGGAAAGCGGAGCCGTTACGCTTGAGGTATTTTCTAGTCGGGGAGTATGGCGACGTGACCCAGAGACCTCACTACCACTTAGCCATGTTCGGGCTCTCCAACTGTCGTTTCGGAACGACACAGCTCACTAAACGCAAAACTCGGTGCTGTCCCGAGTGCGACTTCGTCCAGGAGGCATGGGGCCTTGGCAATGTGTACCTGGGCGAGCTTAACAACCAATCAGCGCAATACATCGCTGGTTACGTGTGTAAAAAAATGACGGGCAAAACAGATATCCGGCTTGACGGACGTCACCCGGAATTTGCAAGAATGTCACTCCGCCCTGGGATCGGGGCGGACTTCATACCAGAGGTAGCGTCGTCGCTAATGCAACATGAGATTGATACGGAAGATGTTCCTAATGTGTTGCGCCATGGGCGTGCTGTTTATCCTCTGGGACGTTATCTCAAAATAAAATTGAGGGAACATTTAGGCCGTGCAAAGGAGGTTCCAAATTCAGTCAAAATCAAAATGGATCAGGAGATGCAGCCTATGCGATCGTATGCGTTCGCAAATTCGCTTCGTCTCAAAGATGTGGTCAAGGAGGCGTACCACGGTCAAACGCTCCAGGCAGAAAAGCGCTATGCGCTAAAACGTAAAAAGGGATCAATATGAAACGTGGCAAATTTAGTCTCTCGAATTACAAGCTACTCTCGTGCGATATGGGTGAGCTTATCCCGTGCGGTATGTGGGAAGTCCTTCCCGGGGACACTGTGCAGGCCGCTACTTCCGCCCTGCTGCGGGCGTCTCCGCTCTTGGCTCCTGTCATGCATCCGGTTGACGTCAGAATTCATCACTGGTTCGTCCCTCACCGTCTGGTCTGGGAGGATTGGGAAAATTTCATCACTGGTGGTCCGGATGGTCTCGACGCCTCTGTATTTCCCACTGTTACTATTGGCGGTGGCTCAGGGGCTGCTATCGGCTCTCTTGCTGATTATCTGGGCGTTCCGACTGGTGTAAATAATATCGTGGTCTCGGCGCTCCCTTTCCGGGGCTACTCGCTTATCTGGAATGAGTGGTACCGCGATCAGGATCTTCAGACAAAACTTACAATCGATAAAACCTCAGGCGCAGACACAACAACAAACACAACACTTCAAAACATCGCCTGGGAAAAAGACTATTTCACTTCATCCCGTCCCTGGGAGCAGAAGGGCTCTGGGATCACTATTCCGTTGGGTGACGAGGCACCCGTGTTGGGTGTCGGTGCCGTATCGCCGTCTAATTGGAATTCGGGTTCGTTAAATCCTGTCTACGAAAGCAACAATGCTAGTCGGGCGTATAGTGGTTATTCCAGCTCGTCGACGGTATCTATGAATTTCGAGCGAGGTGAGGAAATCGGAAGTACTGGGGCGTATTATCCGAAGTTGAGAGCTGATCTCAGTGATGCTTCAGCGATAACCGTTACTGCTCTTCGTGAGGCATTGGCACTTCAACGCTACGAGGAAGCTCGTGCAAGGTTCGGGTCACGCTATGTTGAGTATCTCCGTTATCTCGGCGTTCGTTCTTCCGACGCTCGTTTACAGCGCCCTGAGTACTTGGGCGGTGGCAGGGAAACTATCCAGTTCTCGGAAGTCCTTCAGACGGCCGAGGGCACAGACCCCGTCGGCGCCCTCAAAGGCCACGGGATCGCTGCTATGCGTTCCAATCGCTACAGGCGTTTCTTCGAAGAGCACGGTTACGTGTTTTCTTTCATCAGCGTGCGCCCTAAGACGATCTATGCCCAGGGGTTGCCCCGTCACTTCAACCGGCGTGTCAAAGAGGATTTCTGGCAGAAAGAGCTCCAGCACATTGGCCAACAGGAAGTTCTCAATAAGGAAGTGTACGCAGCTCACGCTACTCCAGACGGGACGTTTGGATACCAGGACCGCTATGACGAATATCGGCGCACGGAATCTACAATTGCCGGTGGTTTCAGGGACAATCTGGATTTCTGGCACTTCGCCCGAATCTTCGGATCAACGCCGGCACTAAACGGCGATTTCGTCAAGTGCGTTCCAACAGAGCGCACGTTTGCCGTACCGTCGGAAGACGTGCTATGGATCATGACTAAACATTCGGTCCAGGCTCGACGTCTCGTCGCGCAGACCGGCACTTCGTTTATCTACTAGGAGGTTAAAATGAAAAAGATCAAAGGCCTCGAGCTCGAGGCACGCTCTTACAAGAGTAATACGGGGCGTCTGGACGAAAGAGGCCGGGAACTACTCGACGGCCGTCCTATGGAGCCCCCAGTGGGCTATAACCCTCAACCATCACTGATGGACAAAATCCGGAAGATGGTCCACGACGCCCAAATTCAACGCGATCTGGCAAAGGCAGGCGCGGAAACATTCGATGAAGCCAACGACTTTGACGTTGGCGACGATTACGACCCCAGCTCGCCCTGGGAGCAATACTACGAACCCACCCCCTTCGAAGCATTTATCGCGGACAAGGAACAGGCACAGAAGGCGGAGCCGCCCCGGGAGCCCCCAAGCGGAGGGGCGGCGCAGCCCCCCGCAGAAAAGCCCTCAGAGCCCGTGAAGGGCGTTTGACACAGTACATACACTTGATATGTACTGTGTTAGGTGACACCAAAGAGGACAAAAACGATGGCAAGAGGAAGGTCCCAAAGGTCTTCAGGGCTGCGCGAAAACATCTCTTTCGCTAACCGGAGGTTGACAGCCTTAAATTTCATTACCAGACCGTTAACCTTTCTCCAAACCATCGAAGATCGCAGAGACTTCCACCCCGAGCTGGCCGCGAGGCCAGCTCGGTCTTTCTCTCGATCGGTCCACAGGCTGGCCGTTCCGTCTCGACGGACGGGCAGACTTCCAATCGGGGTCACCTTTGAGAATCCTACAAGGGTTCTCGTATGCGTTCGACGCAAGTCCAGGCGGGAAGTTCTTTTCGCTGCTGGACACACTGGCAAGGGGTCTGCCCTGGGCAAACGTCGACGCTCTCACTATTCAGAAATTCAATGTTAGGAGGTTACAATGTCTACGCCTTGGGATGGCATCTTAGGAGCCGCAGGCAGCGTTATTGGCAGCATATTCGGCAAGTCGGAAGCCGATCAGAATGTCAAGATGCAGAAGCAATTTGCGCAGCAAGGAATCCAATGGAAGGTTGCAGATGCAAAAAAAGCCGGGATTCATCCCCTGTATGCTTTGGGTGCGCAAACCCATTCCTTCGCTCCGGTTCAGACTGGGATTAGCGAAAATATGGCGTCAGCGGGGCAGAGTTTGGGCCGCGCGGTTGACGCTTATAGGTCTAATGGTGAGCGCTTGGACGGTTTTACAAAAGCTAGCCAGTCTCTTCAGCTAGAAAACAACAAACTGCAAAACGATCTTCTTAAGCAACAGATCGCATCAAATCAGGCAACACTCAATCAGGCGGGTGCGCCGCCTCCTGCTCCATCACCCGGGCAACGCTATCTCGTGCCAGGTCAGGGTTCTACAGCGGGCCCGCTCATCGACCGTCAGCCTACAAAAGTCACCATTCCAGATCCAAGTCGGCCACACAATGAAGCCGGCGCTAGTCCAGAAGTGGGCTGGAATAAAACCGCTACTGGTTGGGCACCAGGTCGGTCGGAAAAATTCGCTCAGTCAGCCGAAGACGATTGGGCTGCAGGCGTAGGATGGAATATCAGGAATCGCCTGGTTCCAATGATGTCTATCAAGGATACTCGGCCGCCGTTTAGCGCTGGCAAGGGTCGTATGTGGGAGTGGAATGCCTTGCTTCAGGAGTATCAGTCGGTTCCTATCCCGAATAAGCCGTTCATCATGAAAATCGAGAGGAGGTGATTACAATGCGTGGTCGTAGAGGTCGTCGTTCCTATGGTCGTGGTCGTCGGGTGTTTTCCCGGCGCCGCGGTTCTGCGGGCCGTCGTCGGCGCTCAGCCGGACCACTTCGCGTAGGGTTCAGGATGTAATGAAATGTTCATCCCCTTACGTTCATATGAGCCAGGCACACCCATGTGGTCAGTGCCTGGCTTGCCGCATCAACAAAAGGAGACAATGGTGTCA